CGATTCGAGGCTAAGTACGTTAAAGATGAGAGCACGGGGTGCTGGCCATGGACCGCTGGCAAGAACGCGGGGTATGGGAAGTTTAGGGTAAGCGGCCACCCCTCTGGGTGGGTTGTCGCCCATCGTGTTTCGATGCTTATTTATCGCGGGTTTCCGCTAGAAACGACGGCTAAGGTAACCAAGATGAACTGGGATCATTTGTGCCGGAACCGCGCTTGTGTCAACCCAGATCATTTAGAGCTTGTTACTTGTAAGGAGAACTTGCTGCGTGGGAACAGCCCTCTGGCTATACATGCGAGGAAGACGCATTGTCCACGCGGGCATGAGTTGTCGGGGGACAACCTGATGCCGTATAGGCTCAAAAGAGGGCAGCGAGAGTGTAAGAAGTGCGATGCTATAAGGCATCAAGAAGCACGCGACCGAAAGAAGCTGGCGTTACGTGGACAATAATTCAGAACTTGTAAAACTTAAGCTGGAGAAGCTGGCTCGCTTGGAGGAGAGGGAGAGGCTTCGCGCTGGTCTTCCGCACAAGCACAGGGACAAGGAATACCCCTGGTCACGTAAGCTTATCAACTCCAACGCTCACAGGTTGATCTGTACTGCTGCTAACCAGACAGGGAAGTCGACATCGGGAGCGAAGAGGGTCATCGACTTTATTACTGATACGGACAGGTGGGCTGAGAGATGGCCTGGTCTAAATCAGCGGGGTGGTCATCCCACTCGGGGGTGGATTCCTCTACCCTGACAGTAAGACAGCGACTGCGGAGTTCGAGGACAAGTGGATGCCTCTGCTCCCACAAGGAGAGTTTAAGGAGAGCCCCCAGTATGGCTGGGAGGACCACTACTCTAACGGGCGGATTGCGTCTGTTGTTTTCAAGAACGGGTTCACGCTTGAGTTCCGCACCTACTCTCAGGACGCCTCCAATTTACAGGCCGGAAGCTTGGCTCTGCTTCATTGCGATGAAGAGTTGCCGTATGATCTTTACCCAGAGTTGGCCCTGCGTTGTGAGGCTCAAGATGGCTACATGTCGTTTGTCTTCACGGCTACGTTGGGGCAATCGGAGTGGAGAGAGATTGTTGAGGACCGGACTCAGTGGCTTGAAGACGATGTAGAGATCATGCAGATCAGCATGTACGACTGTCAGTTCTTTGAGGATGGCAGCCCTGGTCTTTGGCCGGAGCACAAGATCGAGAGGATGAAGCGTCGTCTCTCCACCGAGGCTGAGATCCAGCGTCGGGTCTACGGTCGCTTCGTTGTCGACAGTGGCTTGAAGTACCCCACCTTTATCAGGGGCCAGCACATCATCAAGGGGCATCCCATCCCCAAGAGCTGGCTCTATTATGCGGGAGTCGACTATGGTGGTGGTGGGGACGAGACTTCTAAGACTTCTCACCCTTCGGCCATTGGAGTGATCGCTGTCGACCCTCAGTATCGTCGGGCTCGGGTCATCAAGACCTGGCGTGGGGACGGTGAGCTGACAACGGCTGATGATGTCATCCGTAAGTACATCCAGATGACGACAGGGTTCAACGTGATTGCTGCTTACTTCGACTGGGCCGCTAAGGACCTTGGGACGATTGCTCAGCGGCTTGGATTGCCGTTTATACCGGCTGAGAAGAGTCATGAGATTGGTGAGGCGACCGTCAACACCCTGTTTAAGAACAACGCCCTCAAGATCTATGATGATTCTGGGTGTACTGAGAAGCTGGCCAGGGAGTTGGAGGGTTTGCTGAAGTCGACCAACAAGAAGGTGGCTAAGGATGACTTGATTGATGCCTCTGTTAGGTATTCGACCACCAAGATCCCTTGGGACATGGAGTATATCACCAAGGCCTTGCCTGAGGAGTTTCTGCCGCCTGAGCCGACACCGATTGAGGTGGAAACGAGCACTAGGCGTGGAGAAGATCTCTCGTTAGTGGCTGAAAGAGAGTTTTCGGACGACATGATGAGCGAGATGGGCTTCTGGGTTGACCAATACTAATATTTTTTGATTGGGGGCTACCTTAAAGCCCCTTATTGGGTCACTATTGTACGTAATGACTGACAATCGCCGTAAGCGTCGCCCCAATACGTCTGATTTGGCTGCCCTAATGAAGGCGGCCAAGGAATCTGGGGCCGTTAGCCTCAAAATAGGTGATTTCGAGGTGAAATTCACCCTTGATGAGCCTGTTTTGGCCAATACCACGTTGCTTCCTGCTTATTCGGAGCAAGAAGTGGACCTAAAAGAGGCTGATGACGCCAAAGAGCAGCGTTTTGCTGAGCTTTTGATCTCTGATCCTCTCGCTTATGAGGCTTTTCTGACATCTGAAGGGGTAGGTAATTACGATGCTTGAACCGTCTGAACTCGGTAAACCGACCATTACCACCCTGAATCAGTGGGCCACAGAGGGTGAGGCGGTCGACAAGGCTGTTTTTGCTGACATGCGGTCGAGCTTGCTCCTCATTGCTGGGGAACACTACGCCAAGGCTAATGACAGGTTTTATGACCGTGTGAGAACCTCCCGTGAGCTTTCACAAGAGGTTAAGATCCGTCTCACCAAGAACCACATTGGACGTATTCACAAGAACTACGTCAACAACATCATGACCTATGCACCTGGGGTGACTTGTCTGCCTCATAACGACTCTGAGATGGGCGATATGAAGTCGGCTGAGCTTTGCAACGCCGTTTGGCAGGAAGCGAAGAACCGTATCGGGTATGACGACCAAGTGTCGAGCTGGGCCGATGATTTCTGCGGTATTGCTGAGGTTTGGACCAAGCTTTACTACGACCCACAGGGCGGTGCTCTGCTGGGTTACGAGCAGTCTGTGGATGAAGAGGGTCAGCCCCTTTTCGACAAAATGATGACTGAGCAAGAGGCTTTCGACCCAGAAACGCTTCAGATGACTATGCAGCAGGTCGAGGTCGACAACCCTGACAGTCCTGTCATGGACAAGACGAAGCCTATGTTTGCTGGGGAGATCAAGTTCGAGGAGATACACGGCTTCAACGTGTTCCGTGCTCCTGAGGCCAAGAACCTTAAGCACTCCCCTTGGTACATGGTTCGTAAGATGGTTAACGTCCAGACCTTGAAGCGTATGTTTCCTGGCGAAGACAAGGCCAAGATGATTACGGAGACTGCTGATCGTACTTTCCTCGTGTTTGACAACACACAAGGGGGCTACCGCAACTCTGATAAGAACGAGTGCCTGGTTCGTGAGTTCTACATGCGTCCAGGTCCTGACTATCCTGAAGGCTACTACTGGATCACTACAGAGACAGGTGTTTTGGACGAAGACGTTCTTCCTGGTGGGATCTTCCCCCTGGAGATGGAGGTCTTTGACCGTATCCAGACCAGCCCCCGTGGTCGTGGCATCGTTAAGCAGATTCGTCCCTACCAGATTGAGATTAACCGTTGCGCCTCTAAGATTGCTGAGCACCAGATGACTCTTGGTGACGACAAGCTGATTATGTTCAACGGATCTAAGCTGTCGTCTGCTGGTCAGGTGCCTGGTATCCGTGGGGTATCAGTTCAAGGGGCTCAAGCTCCTACCATCCTCCCAGGTCGTTCTGGATCACAGTATTTGGAGTACATGCAGTCTCAGATTGTTGAGATGTACCAGGTTGCTATGATGGAGGAGGACTCCAAGGCGGCTGCTAATGGTCAGATCGAGCCTTATGCTCTTTTGTTTAAGAGTGCTTCGCAGAAGAAGGTTTTCCAGCGTCACATCAAGCGTTTCGAGGGCTTCCTCGTGCGCACCTGTCAGCTTTACCTAAAGATGGCCAAGATGTACCTCTCTGACGAGACTGTCATTATGGCTATCGGCAAGAAGGAGCAGATCAACATCACCGAGTTCAAGAACACTCGGGACTTGGACGTTGAGATCACTATCGAGCCTCAGTCGGATGACGTGGCTACTCTGATGGGACAGCAGCTCTCCATGAACCACATCATTCAGTACGCTGGCAACCAGCTCACCCGTGAAGACATCGGCAAGATGATTAAGAACATGCCGTATGCCAACACGATTGATGCCTTCGATGACCTCACCCTGGACTCTGACATCGCCGACAACCTCATCCTGGCCTTGGACCGTGGTGAGATGCCTGAGGTTAACCCTGAGGAGCCTCAGACCTACATCATTGGCCGTATGGGCCACCGGATGCTTCAAGGTGACTACAAGAACTTGCACGAGCACATTCGGACTAACTACCAGATGCAGAAGCAGCAGCGTATGCAGCTCGCTGAACAGCTTCGTCAGAAGACCATCCGTGACAACTCGGGGCTCATCCCCACGTCGGGTGCGTTGATTGATGCTGGAGCTTGGATTCCTGACCCTACAGCAGAAGATGCCTCGAAGACTAAGCGTCTTCGTTTGCCTCAGGATGCGGTCTACTGGCTTTACGAGAAGCTTCAGGATCAAGGGTTCATGCAGGCGGAGTTGAACAAGATGACTCCCGAGACTCAGGCTCAGTTGCCTGGCACACCACCACAAGCTGGCAACCTCTAGTCACCTACGGCTGGAGTCATCTCAAGCACGGTATGTGGGCCAGAACCCCGTGCGCTAGGAGTACATAATGATCGAAGAAACCCAAGAACAAGAAGTTGTGATTGATCCAGTGGTAGAGGATACGTCTGGTGATGATCCAGTCAGTCCCTTCCTGGACGAAGAGACACCTGCCGCCGCAGAGAAGGTTGAAGACAAGGCTGAAGAGCCCGCTGCCGCTGCTGCCACGGAGCCGGAGAAGCCTGAGTATGAGCCTACCTCGTTTAAGGTAAGAAGCTTTGGCCGCGACATTGAGATTGATGATGCTTTTAGGCCTCTCATGACTGATGAGGCTAGTGAGAAGAAGGTTCGTGAGTTGTTCGAGAAGGCTCACGGTATGGACGAGTACAGGCGTCGTGATGCTGAGAAGGGCGAGTACCTCCAGCAAGTTGAACCTGTTCTGAACACTGTTCGTGTTGCTGCTGAGGCGCTAGAGAAGAACGACATCGACGGCTTCCTTAAGGCGCTACAGGTTTCTGAGCAGACCATGTACAAGTGGGTTGCTGAAAAAATTAAATTCGCGGAGCTTCCCGAAGAGCAAAAGGCTGCGTATAATCAAAGGAAGTTGGCAGAAGAACGGGCCGCAAGCCTTCAAGCTTCCAACGACCACTTGCAAAGCGAACGCAATTCGTACATGGCCTCGCAAAGGTCATTCGATTTGGATCAGGGACTCGCAAAAGCCTCTGTTAAAACCGTCGCTAGCACATGGGACTCCATTTATGGAGCCGGTGCGTTCAAGCGAGAGGTTCAAGAAACTGGCGCTTCTGAGTTTATGCGTAATCAGGTCGATCTTTCTGCTGAGCAGGCGATCAACAAGGTTATTGAAAGGATTCAGCCACTCGTTTCAAGGTTGGGCTCAGCGCCGCAAGCGCCAGCTCCCGTGAAACGCCTCGCTGTTATCCCGAACGCTCAGGGCAAGTCAGGCACCCCAGCTAAAAAAGCAATCCGAACACTAGACGATATTAAACGACTCGCAGCATCTATGGACTAATGCGGTCGGCCTCAGGAGGGCCACACACACATGCCAACAATCAGAACATTTCAGGACATGCTGAACGAATATCTCACTTACGACCTTCTTAAAGAGGAGCTTGTTAAAAAGAGCTACCTCCTCAACAAGATCGAAAAAGATGACGGCTGGAAGGGCGGCACTCTGCCTGTTCCTTTTAAAGCTGCTGGCGCTTCTTCGCTTAAGTTCGGTAGCCTGACCGCTTCCAACAACATCACCCAAGACAGGTTCGTTCGCGGATCTGTTGCTACCTACAAAGAGGTTTGGGGTTCGATGATCTTCAATCAACGCGATTTGGTCGAGCAAGATGGCAAGGTCAACGAGAAGTCGTTCCTTAAGCTTTTGCCCCAAGTTATCGAAGATTTCACCGAGACTATGCGTGACAACGTGTCGATCAACGTATTGAACGGCTCACACGTCGCCACTCTGACCGTTAACGGCACCGCTTTGGGTGTTGCAGTCCTCGACCGTCCTGACCGCCTCATGCTTGGACAAGCAGTAGAGTTCGGCGGAACCGTTGCTGCTACTCAAGAGTTCTACGTGTCGGGCATCAACATGAACACTCTTGCAGTTAGTTTTGTTACCACCATGGGCGGCGCTACTCCTGCCGACCTGACCCCTTACACCACTGCTGACGTAGCTCGCGTCTACATCCCTGGCGCTAAGGCCAACAGCTTCGTTTCGCTCCGTGAGTCCCTTCTCTCGGCTGCAAACGGTGGAACTGCTGCTCTTTACGGACAGACGAAGACGCTTTTCCCCTACCTCCAGTCGATCAACATTTCTGGCGCAACTGTTACCGCTGCCAACCTGTTGTCGCAGATCTTCGACGCGTACACCGTTACCCGTCGTTTCGGTAAGGGCAACCCCAACGAAGCTTTGATGAGCTACAAGAACCTTGCAACGGTTATGAAGCTGATCGAACTCTCTAAGGGCGCGTTCAAGACCACTCCCACGACTGATAAGGCCGAGCTTTACGGCTGGACCTCGATTGATGTTGTTGGCGTTAAGGGTCGTCTGACCATCGTCGGCATCCAAGAGATTGATGACGATGTAATCATGTTCATCGACTGGCGCGCACTCAAGTTCCACTCGAACGGTATGTTCCGCAAAGTTAAGCATCCTGAGTCAGGAAATGAATATTATGTAATTCGTGGCGAAAACGGCTACCAGTACATCATGGACATGTACCTGTTCGGCGAGTTCGTTCTTAACCGTCCTTCGTACTGTGGCATCATGCACGGCATTAACTACGTCTAATAATTAAAGAGAAAAGGAATATATAATATGTCTGTTGTAACAAGAGCTTTGCAAGTTCAGATTAATGGAAACCCAGGGACCATTCTCCCTCAAGAAGGCCAAGTGGGCACGCAGTTGGCCGCTCGTAAGATCGCTATCCGTGGAAACTACCGTTTCTCGCGTGACGGCGGCGCTATCAGCACCATCACTTTGAAGGACATTTTCGGACAAGCGATTACCCTTCCTGCTGGATTGGTTATTGATAACGGTCTGATTATCACCCGCGTTCCTGTTGTTTCTGGTGGCGCAACCACTTTGAACATCGGCCTCGCTGCTGGTGCTCAGTTCGCGAGTGCTCTTCCTAAGACTTCGGTAGACGGCGTTAACGAAGTTGCTGCGATTATCCCTGTTGGGTCCGCTGCCTCGGCTGTTGTTGTCGCTGCTCCCGCTTTGCTCACTGTAGTAGTTGCGGCATCTGCGATCACTGCTGGCGAGTTTGACGTGTTCCTCGAAGGCTTCTTCCGCGAGTAGTCCTTGTTAGAATAGTGATGGGGGTCTTAACGGACCCTCGTTGCTTATTTTGTTCTTTTAAAGGAGTATCAAGCTATGCCAAAATATTCACCCAAATCGGTCCGTATTACAGTCGGAACAACTGCTGTTGCAGTACAGGCTGCTGTCGCAGGCTCTTTGAAGCTTGGGCTTATTATTCAAGCCGACGCTGCTAACACCGGCAACATTTTTATTGGTGGCCCTGATGTCACCCCCTCGAACGGAATCCAGCTTATCGCTGGAGCGACTCTTTCTCTTAATGATTTCGGAACCGCTCACAGCGTTGGTGAGTGGGATCTTACACAGGTCTTTCTTGTCAGCAACCTGGCGGCTCAAGCGGTACGCGTTTCATACGCTGAATCGGTTTAACCAATGGGCCTGTTTGTCCTTGGTAGTGCGCCTCCGAAGCTGACAGGCCTCGTGCCCTACACGGGTGCGACGGCTGACGTTGATCTGGGAATTTTCTCCCTTACTTCTGGCATTGTGCACACGAACTCAATTAAAGCAGTCGGCGGA